TCACGGCTACCGCTACCTGTTTGGTCAATGGCATTACCACTGCAACTGATTGTCTGACTTACAGAATTACCGGGCAGTTGCTCATCGCCACATTTACTATCGGCATCAATGGCATCACGGGTGATCTCCATTGAGTTTGATGTAAGGCAAGCAACGGTCTGAAAACTACCGTTTCTGTCGAAATCCAGTTGGAGGATTATGTCCCTCGCATTTACAAAAGTGTAACTCATATTTATTGTGTTTGTGAAATTATAAATTCATACCGCAAAATTACGCGAAAAGTATTATCAAATGGATCCAAGTCCTCCAGGTTAGTTACCGATGCCAAAACCACATTCTTACAATCCCACCCCACAGGTAACACCACCACCGTATCACTATTCACCGCACCCATCACCGCATCTGCTATTTGCTCTGCCCTCTTGAACCCAAAGTTACTACTTTTCGTTGTTATATCTATGTTGACGGAAACAAGGTTAATGTAACCCTCCTTCCCTTGCTCTTGCCCGGATGTTCTTCCGGTGATAGTAATGTATTCCGGTGGCTCATTTGCAGGTACCATAGCATCGTAAACATCAACATAGGTATAGGCAGCAAGTTGAGTAACTAACCATTTCTTTATCTCTATGGCAGGGTTTTTCATTATCATTTGAAGTACCGTTTAAGACGTTTGATAAGTTTTGGTTTTTCCTGCTCGTATGCCGGGATGAAGAATGGTTGAGGTGCAATTCCGTTTTTTATAATACGGTAAGCAATGAATTGTGCCACATACAATAAATCGGCCTTCTTTGTGCTTTTCCTACCTGTATAAGAGTTTGTGATTTGTGCTAACTTCTTTTTTTGTACCCATCTTAATATTGCTTGTAGAAAATCATAATAATCGCCTTTGCCTTTGCCTCTAAATTGTGCTGCGTATGATTCCCATCCGGAAGGAATATTAACCTTTCTTTTTGTGCCAAACTCTACATAGGGAGCATATCTAACGGTGCTGAATACTGACTTAAATAAGTCATTGCTTATATCTACATTAATGCTTTGCCGTAACTTTCCATCAAATCCGGGAGCCATTCTTTTGGCTGCCTTTTGTATGTTTAATGCAGATGCTTTCAACTCCTTCGACAATACCTCTACTGACCGCTTATCCATTTGCTCAATGGCTTTCTGTATCTGCTTCACCCCCGATATGTCAAGTGCAAAACCCTGCGCCATTATTTAAAGATTTGTATTTCAAGATACTCCTTCTTATTCTCAATGTCAGTAATAGAGTGGATGCTATACTGCTCACCGCCTATTTCTAACCGATATGTTTGGTCAATGGTGAGGGGGTAGCGCACAAATACAGTAGCGGATGCCGTGTAACTTACCTGCGCTGCAATCAAAGAACGGCTATCTCCAAGCGGAATAAACATACCCCAAATGGTACCGACATTCGCATAGGTAACCGTATATCCCCCCTCACCATCGCTCACCTGTGTAGGTTGAAGTACACCAATCGGCTCATGCAGTAGTTCTGCAGACAGATAATTCGGTCTTGTTCCCTTTAACCTCATAGTATTGGCGATTGACGGGTGAACTGCTGACAAGCTCTCCATGCTTTCTCACAGATGCCCATACCTTCCGCACCTGCACCCCTATTTTCGTACATATGATTCACCTGGTCAAGTATAGCAAACTTCAATGCAGCAGGGACATGGGTATAACCAACCGTATATTCGGCCCTCATATTCTCAATCTGTGGAAAAGTAATACGAGGATAATTACCGCCTATGATGCGCTTATCAGTAAGGATTGTACCGGTATAATCATCATACAAAGTAATATCGGAAGTGATAGGGCCGTAAGGCAACTGATAGGCACCGCCTTTGTTGCTGAACCATACTTTGACCTGCTTTGTTATAATGCTGATACCTGCTGCATCTTCGATAATCTTCCGGGCAGAACTAATCAGTTGCGCTACCTGCGCATCTTCGCTTGTATGGCTAACCCTGATGTATAGCTTCGCTTCTGCAAGTGTTACCGGCTCTGCATAGCTTACTTCCGTTACCTGCGAATCTATCGTATAAGAGTAGTTACCCATTTCTCAAAGTTTATTAATTTGTCATGCGGCCTTAACTGTTCTGCTCTATCAAATGCCGCCTTGCTGCAAAGTTCGTAATTATTCATCACATTTTTAATAGCGTTCACCCATTGGTGTGGCCTATCCGGACTGCAATAGATCCCTGCATCCCCACAATTCTCCCGTAATGCCGGCAAATCACTTACAATGCAGGGGATTCCCGATGCCATTGCTTCGGTTGCCGTTCTTCCCCAACTCTCATACTGCGAAGGCATCAAAAGTATCTTTGTGCGCCTGTACACGTTCCTTACATCCGGTTGATTAGCCCAAACGGTTACATTTTGTAACTCTTTGTAAATCTGTTCACCATATCCGCCCTGTACGGCAAGGAACTTGTAATCCGGCATCATTTGTGCCACTTGGTAGAATAACTCTGCCCCTTTATTCCTGTTAAGATTAATAAGCGTTATTTCATCCCCACGCTGAACCCTATAATGGTCAATATTCACCGGTGGTTGCAGGATGAATGAGTTGTTGGGATATTTGCCGTGTTCACTTCCCCAATGGGAATTATACACAACGTTTATATGCTGATTCCGTCTAACCGAAATATAGTTAAAGGTATTATGAGCAAACCAAACGGCTGGCTTCTTTGTCTTTTTGCAGTCCTCTGCTACATCTGCTGCAAAATCTAATTGAGTGAAAATTACATCTGCCCAATCATGATGGAAGTACCAATCATGTGAGCGATTAAATACGGGTATTCCTTCGTATTCGTATTGCTCGTTATTCATCGCAGAGGTCATCACCTTTACCTTGTGGCCTCTTGCTAACATCCATTTGTTGATGGCGTGTGCCATCCATTCTGACCCAGATTTTGCCATTGGCAAGTAACTCTGTACGTGCCACAAGATGCGCAGTTTTTTTGGGTATGTGTTTTCGCTCACGCTTTTTCATATAAAATAAGGGGGAAGGATTTTACCCCTCCCCCATTATTATTAGATAGTAGCGAAGATGGCACTATTAGGCAGCATCAAGTTGATGGCTTCATAGCACTCAATACGGGCAGTCACCATATTGGTAACGAAGTTGTTTTGATCTTCGTAACTCAATTCGATGTTTACACCGTTCACCTCTACACGCTCAATGAAAGAAGAATCAAGCAGCAGCGCACGGCTGTTAGGAATCCAGTTAACACCCACGATAGGTACACCAGCCAAAGACAATGAGCCATTAGCAGCATTAACCTGGAAAGCACCTGCACCGAGGTAGTAACCATTGGTGAGAGATTCGTTCAGCAAAGTTGACCACAGAGAATTGCTCACAAACACTACAGATGTAGAGAAGTCAGCAGCACGGTGGTTACCAATCAGTTGAGCGATGTCACCGATGTTGGTAGCAGCGGAAGTGGTAGTTGTACCAGTTGCAGCACCGGAAACGGTAGAGAAGAAAGATGAGTTCTCCGCACGGAAGAAATCACGAGTTAACAATCTTGGCAGCGTTTGGCTCATAAATGGCAGGTTAGCCAACATCTGACGGCTGAACTTGCTGAAACCAGCGATGAAGTTGTTAACGGTTTTAACTTCAGTTAAAGAATAGTTATTCTCTTGCTTAAGTGAGCCTTCAAGTTGTGCAGCGATGTTGTTTGCATTACCAGTTGCCTCACGGTAAGTTACATACAAGCCTGTAGAACTTTGCACGGTAGGTACGAAGTCACGGAAGTTTACCAACTGTGAAGGGAAGATAGCTTGGCGGCTATTGTAGGTAGCAACTGAATCACCTGAAAGGTTTGCAGACAAAGTCATTGTCTTTACTTCGGGCATTTCAATCAGTACACGGCCATTGCGCTTGATTTCACGCTCGATGTCACCGATAGAACCAAGTTTTTCTTCCAGTGCCTCTCCAAAAGATTTGCTTTCACCGGCTTTGCCCGCGGCAACCTTCGTGCTGATAGCATCGAATTGCGCCTGCATTGCAGACTTAAATTCAGCGAGGTCAGCAGCACTTACAACTCCATCGAGTTTGCTTTTCAGTTCAGCGGCTACGGCCTTTGCTTCCATTGCATCGGATTTTGCGTTGGCAGAGTTTGCCAGTACTTGCGTGAGGTTATCTCCGATTGATTTCACCTCCGCAGCGATTTGTTCTTGTGTCATTTTACAAGTTTTTTAATCTGTTATTAAATTGTTTGAGAGCCTCAAATACAACCTCATTCGATTCCGGCTCTACTGCGTTCGCTGCGGGTGGAGTGGTGAGTTCTAATATGGCGGTTTGTATCTGTTTTATTTCAATCTCCAATAGGGAGAAAGTTTCATCTGTGAATGTGCCATGCTTAAATGCCTTTGTCAGCGATTCAAGTCGGCCTATTAATGTTTGTTTCAGTTCATCCGGCTCCATGCCCTTATAAACTGATAGCGTTGGAGTTTCAGGGTTGGCCGCCCATAGTACGGCACTACCTTCGTATAACATCAATTCGGTAATGGTGCGAATACCCGATTCATTATTCATTTCGGATTTGATAGTACTAAATCCGATGGAGTGCTGATTGATAAGACCTGCTTCATAAAGTTTAAGCACATCTTCACCT